AAAGAGACTGTGGGTATTCACAAAAGCCTTGTCAAAAACTATTCTGTGTGCGTGAAGATCTCTCATGTCTGTATCTGGTTCCCACCAAGAACCACCCGCGGATGTCTTTCTATCATAAATTGTAATATCGTGTTCCCCTGACCTGAGTATTTCCCAAGCAAGCGACATACCTGTTGGTCCAGCGCCAACAATATGAATCTTCATTCTACTTTTAACATTTATATTAATCCAGATTCTCTTCTCTCCTCTGGAGTCTTGATGGCATACATGGCACTAAGAAAAATCACAGTGGAGATGAGTGCGTATTCAATGTCTTGTGTGGCACTGAAAGCAATCAACATGATCGACAAGAATCGGAAAGTCTTGCTATTGAAAAGAGTCTTAAGGTTCTTTGGAATCTTGATCGCGTTACCAGAGAACAAACCTTGATACAAGATGATGAGGGTAAACAAGATTGGTTGTGCCTTAATAACGGTTTCAGTTGGGTTGCTGATTGGTGCAAGGAAGTTTGAGAACTTTTTCATTTAAAGTAATCTAAGATAAAAATTAAAATATCTTCACAGAGTAGGATGCTATGCGTCGCAACCCATAGACCACTGAAACCCCCTCCGTCACAGAAGATGAAGACCTGGAAGTTTGCCGCCAAATTTGTATGGAAAAATAATTTTGTAAAAGATAAGGCAGAACTTGGGTCTTGGACGAGGGATCAACTTTTGGAACTTGGACCGACTTTTGTGAAATTGGGTCAAATCGCATCTACGAGAGCCGATCTGTACCCTCCCGAATTCACAAAACAGTTGGAGTCTTTACAAGACAATGTTCCTCCAGTGGCATATGATGTTGTACAAGATGTTGTAAATTTAGAATACTTTGACGAGTTTGAACCAATACCATTCAAATCTGCGAGTATTGGACAGGTACATCGCGCAAAACTGAAAAACGGGAAAGATGTCATCGTCAAAGTCAAACGACCTAATATATACGAGACTATGAAGGTGGATACAGATAATGTCCGTGAGATTGTGCGTTTTTTGGAAAAAGTTGGGGTTGACACTGGGAATAGCTCAGAGTTTGTGCTCAATGAATCCATCGAGTACCTTTTGGGTGAATCAGATTATCAACAAGAAATTGAGAACGCCGTGCGTTTTCGAAAGAATATGAAAGATGTAAAGTGGGTAAAGGTACCAAAAGTCTATAAGGATTTTTGTACGGATGACACCATCGTCATGGAATATGTTGAATCTGAAAAACTCACGGAACTCACAGATCCAAATGTAAATAGAAAGAAGATCTGTGAAGCTCTCATCAATTCCTATGTGATCCAAACGATGGACAAAGGCTTTTTTCACGCAGATCCCCACCCCGGTAATTTAGGGTTTTCACCTAAGGGAAAATTAGTCTTCTATGACTTTGGTCTCATTGTAGACCTTTCCGAAGAACTTCGCGATGGGTTCAAACAACTCTTCGGATGTATAATAGACAAGGACACGAAGGGAATTGTTCAAATTCTTGTGAACCTCGGTGTCATAATACCTATGAGTTCAGATCTTTCAGATATTGAACTCTTTTTTGAAACAGTTTTGGGTTATCTTGAAACCCTCGATGGTTCAAATATAATAAACGACGATATAGCGGCACAACTTGCGGCTGAAAAGCCATTCATGGTACCGACGAGTTTTGTGTATTTAGCAAAATCCTTCTCGCTCATAGAGGGTATATGTATCCAGTTAGATCCAGAGTTCAACTACTTCACCTACCTAGAACCCATGATCAAACAACAATTTGTGGAATCAGTTGACATACAAGATGCTATCATGAAGACGGCAGAAATGCCCACGAAGATACGAAATATAAGTACGGCTGTTTTGGGTTTGGAGAAATCCAAAGCGGCCATGAAAAGGTCTATGTCTAAAACAAGACAAGATATACGCATGGTTCAGTATAGTATAGTGAGCGCGCTCTTGGCGGATCAGTTTGACGATACATCATTAACGATGGCGTTTGTTCTGTGTACTTTGTGGTTTGCGTTTAGTTCTCGTAAAAATCGATAGCGACTTCTTCCTTTTTCTGAGAACCCTTGAAGAATTCCTGGTGTTCTTTGAAGATTTCCTTGACACGCCGTTGTTCATCGCGGCTAATATCCGACAACTTCTCTCGGATCTTACCCACGTCTGTGTCATTTTGTTTCTTCATCTTCTTACCAAACTTCTTGAAACGGTTAGTCTTCGCCATGAAAGTTGTAGATGTTGTGAGAGAGAACATTTATTATCTACTATCTTTTTATTTTTAAGCGCTTCAACTTTTCTTCAAACTCACGCCTCTCCCCCGGTGAATCTATCTCTTTTCCTGTGGCGAGAGCCTCAATCTCCGGTCCCGTGAGATGCATCGCGTTTACCCTGAAATCCCTAAACGCCTCCATTGTGATGGGTGCGAGAGGTTCAACCAAGTCATAAATAGCATTCGCGTAGTCCCTGATCTCCTTTTGGGCGTGATCATCCATACGAAGATGGAGATAATGCATCAAGTTGTGGAGGTTAATCTTCCAATAGAATTCGGTATAGGTACACTGTGGGAGGTTGCCACGCGCCTGTTCCCGACACACCCCCTCCCCGAGAAGGCTCTCATACAATGTAAAAGAATGTTCTAAATGTTCGTTAATTTGGTTCGTCTTTTCTTCGTTGACCTCCACAACCCCCTCAGATCCCTGGTTATTTACCTGAGACTGACCTCGTAGAACTCCTGGGTTGTAGTACTGTTTCGGTACGACGGAGTAGCGGGCGGAGAGTTCATTGACGGAGGCTGTTCGATGTCGAAAATGTTGACGGGCGATGTAGAGGGGCATCTTGATGTGGAACTTGAATTCCACCATTTCGAAAGGCGTTGTGTGCCAATGTCGAAGCAAGTACCTGAGGAGTCCTCGGTCTCCTCGGGAAGTCTTTGTTCCGTCTCCATATGATACTCTGGCAGCTTGGACGATTGAGGTGTCCAAATCTTGTTGCGGCATGTGATCAACCAATCGTACAAATCCTTGGTCCAAGACATCTTTTTGCATAGTGTTCTAATTCTTAGTTCCCCCCAAATCTTTAATCAAGTCATCGATATCACGATAGTACCTTTTGAGATCCTTCATAAACCTCTTGTTATTCTCAAGAACTTCACACTCAGGTTTGTTGAGATAAATCCAAGCTAGGTTTGATTTTGAATATTTTGTCCTCTTTTGATTGTCATTAGGTTTGCGAGCCACCAACTTGGTGGACTTTTTGGTTTTCTTGGTGGTTGCTGTGACTTCCACACGATTCACAAAACTGAGGGCTTGCATGACGGTGTCAGCCAAGTCATCTTTCTTTTTAGACTTGAGAAAGGTCTCCAACCAATGAGCGTTTGTGGGTCCACTCCGAATGAATTCTTCACATCTCTCAATGGAGACCTTCTTCCGTTTGTTATACTGCGCTTTGCCGGGGCCAGCGACATCTGGAATCTTGTGACGCGCATCATAGAGAATTGTCTCCGCATTAGGACATTTAATGATAAAGTATGCATGGAGGAAATGCATGACGGATACCATTTTCTTGTTACGATCTGGTTGCTTTTCTATGAGGATTGTTTGGGCAGTAAGAACCCAAGGCCTCTCATCTAAGTGTTTTCTCAATGAGACATAGATACCATCTTTGTGTTCGGGTGGGACACCGGAGACATCCCATTCCTCCACAAGGTTATTTGTTTCATTGAGTAAGCACATGGCTAAATTCCGAATACCAACATCAATACTCAGAATCATTAATTTAAAGGATCTTTATATCTTTAACTTAGAATCGGCGCGCACCACCGAGGCGAGAAGCACCCGCTTTACCTAAATTGGCAGCAGCCGACTGTCCAGCTGGGGAGAGACCGATGACAATCATGACGAGGACAAGAAGGCAGCAGCACACAACGGCGGCGATGATGGCATACTTCACTGGACCGGTGAAACCTTCGAAAAAAGCTGTGATGAACTGAGCTAGGCCTTTGTTTTCAGACTTAAGGTCTGCACCAGCCGCGGCACTCAACTGATTCATCACTTCACTTGAAGCAATAGCACCGGTAAGCGCCGTTGTCACAGCTTCGGCAATCACTTGTGCTTTGACATCCTGACTCCAATTGATATCACCACCTTCACGGCAATCATACCCATCAATGATGAGATCGCCACCTTGAACAACAACGCTTTCGGAGACGGATTCATTTTCATTGACGGTCTTGATTGTATTCTCAACAATGTTTTGAATTTCTAATGTCACTGATTGATTGACATTTTGTTTATCACCAAATTGCATGTTACCCATTTCTGTAGCCTTTTCAATTTGAGCTTGAACCCCAGCTTGCATTTCATTTGTGATGGCGTTTTTAATTTCAGTTTCATTTTCAGCTAGTAATTCCGAAGATGATGTCACCATGGATTCAACTTTTTGATTAAAGTCTGATGAGCATCCTCTCACATTTCTCATCACCACACGCAAGTTTTGAACAACCGCACCTGAGGCGACCGCCGACGCGCTGTTTTCTGTGATTGACTCAAAAATACTTTTGTTGATGGCAGACATGTTGAAATTTTGATTGATCGTTTGGGATCCACCTCCTCCCATGATGTTATATTAATGTGGGCTGAGAAAAAAATGTCTCAGTATTACAAATGAAACTCAACATCAGGAAGATGTCATTGAACCAGGTGGTCCTTGTGTTGGCTATCCTTGTTGTCGTGGGTTGGAATATCATGCGTGTCAAACGGGAAAAGTTGGAAGACAAGAAGTCTGAAGCTATTCTCTATGTTGAGAACTCCGAAGAACCAAATCCATTCATTGTCTATGGTATGGTGAAGAAGCAAACCGATGATGAAGAGAAGCAAAAGAAGGCTCTCACCTTGGCGAACGAAAAGAAGACGGCGGAACTCTTGGAATTTTTGAAGACTTTGTAAGTATCTAAAAACTTAACTCTCCCTCGGGAACCTATATATTTTCTGAGGTAAAGGTAAGAAGCATCATGGGAGTAGGTCATAGTGCTCAAAAATGTAAGGACTACCTTGACAAACCTGAGGATGACAACCT